TTAGACTTTTTTCAAATAATCTCCACTCATCCATCCGCTAGGTGTTCTTGCCCAACCATTTTTCCATTCGTAAACAGTTACACGTGTTCCTTTTTCAAGACATCCGTCCTTATCCTTATCATGTTTTTGACCATCTTTAGTTAATTCATCATGTCTTTTTCTACGATAACCAGTTCCTGGCCCTGTTCTTACTGATAGATCGCTTGCTGTAACTTCATATGTTCCTGTTGCTTTTTCACTTGTAGCTGGTTTGGCTGCAGGAGTTGGTGTTGGTGTAGGCGTTGGAGCAACAGTTCCATTTACAATTTCATTAAAAGGAAAGTTTGTTCCTGGACAATTAGTAGAACATACATCTTTATGTTTTTGGACTTTAGAAATACCATACTTATTTTTTAAATAAGCTACTAATTCTCTACCAGCATTGATTTGAGTTTGATTCATTGTTTCTGTCATGTATGAACCTTCAAAACAAATACCAATAGAATCACTATTAGAACCTTTAGCATGGCTTCCAACAACGCCTTCGGGTCTGCCTCTATAAATAGATCCATCTTTTCTTACAAAAAAATGATACCCAATACCTGCCCATCCATTTGCTAAATGCCAGCTATGAATATCATCTGCAGTACATGATTTTGATTCAGCATGATGAAGAATAATTCTATTAGTAGATTTTCTATTTGATAATTTTCCATTCCATCTGTAACTTTTTTCAATAATGTTCATTTCCATTTCCTCCTATAATTCAATATTTTCCATAACTGCTCTAGCTTCTAAAACTGCAGTATAATTTTTCATAGCTTTTAATTGTAAATCATACGTGCTTCTAGGACATGTTGGTTCAAAAGATAAACAACCTTTATCCCAGTTTTCAATCATTCTATTTAAGCCGTTGTATCTAATAATAAGTTGCTCATATTCGGCCTTAAATCTCTCTTTGTAATCATTACTAATCATACCAATAGCTGTTTGGGGTAATGCATTTGCATCATATTCTCTATACGATTCATCAAATGGCTTTTTAGGAGACCAGCTTTCATAATCGTTAGAATACTTAACTAAATATCCTTCATCATTAGGATCTTCATCTTTTAGAATAGTCAATCCACGATATTTGTTATAATCTCCTCTTGTCATTGGCTTTGCTTCAATTAATTTAACTCCAACATATTGTTTCATTGTTTTATCTCCTTATATTTAAAATTGTTCATTACTACCGTTTTTTCTATCGTTTAACAACCTTTTTTTTCAATTTTTGGTTTTTAACCATAATAAAAGAGAGCTATTCGCTCTCTTCAACTATTCATTTTTATTTATACTTGGCATTTCATCAGTAAATGTTTCAAGAAATCTAGTCACTTTTTCATTAACCCCTTTAAACATTGGAAGTCCAATTAATGCCCAATTTTTTAGAATGCTTAACAATTCAAAAACAATAAATAATAAAGCAAACACATCACTAATTCCAATTGTGGTGATACCGATTGCTTTAAAGATATCTAGTATTTGTGATGGCAACCACGCAATCAAATCTAAATGAATTAGAAAATCAAGTACAACTAAAAAAAGCAAACATGCAATCATGCTTACTTTTCTAATCATTCCATCAATTCCAATTGTAGAGTTTGTCTTTTTCTCTTTGAATGATCTCATTACACCTAAGAATAAATCAAAAATAATGACAAAAGCAACAAGCGCCAACATTCTATGTGCTTGTAAATAATTAAACAACATTTCCATTTTTTCCATTTTCCTCACCTTCTAAACTTCTAACATAAATTCAATTGACATTAATTCTCTAGGAGTCAACTCAGCTTTATTGATATCTTCTACAGTTACTTTTCTAATATCAATGTTGATATCTTCATCTTGAAGTTTTTCAATTTCTTGTAAAGCTTCTTGCAACTTGTCTTCTGGAATGTCATATTGACGTGTTGCTTCATCAATGATAGCTTTTTCGTCTTTATCCTTATTTGCAGCTTCTTCTAATACTTTCGTACGTGCATCATCATAAGGCTTTAATTCATCATCCAATAATTTAATATTTTTTCCTACACGATATGCTACTACACTAGACATACCAGCCGTATTATTTAACTTTATCAATACATTTCTACTGTTTAAAATATCTTTAATTTTCATATACACTTTTCACTCCTAATTTGTTTTAATATATTTCAGTATCGCATACCCTGTCACATCAGCAAAACCATTTGATTGACCGACCTGTAATATTAAATTTGTTTTAGTCACTTGAACAGAGATACCATCATGGTCATTATCTTTATGTGCACGTGGCATCATATGATTTGTTCCATCATTAAACATTACAAACAAGTCGCAACTCAATATCCTGTGCAAGTTTGATATGTTATGCGCAACGTATTTATCTTTAGTAAATCCACTTACAGATACTACTTTGCAATATATTTTTTTGCCGTCAATCCAGTATTCTCCTGTCCACTGTTCATCAGTAGAATACTTAAAATACACGTCTTTCTTTCTAACTACATTTCCAAAGAAATCTATAAACGACATATTAATCAATATTTACTATCTTCATTGATTATCTAGCCCAAATAGTAGCTAAGCCCTCATTATTGCTAGAGCGATAACGAATTTTATTATTTCCTAAATAATCTAATCCGGCCCAGTAATAATCACTATATCTGACCTGAAAATAACCATTACTATCTTGACCTATCATATTTTCTAAAGCTGTCTTAGGAATTACTGTAGAACTCAATATTCTATACTGATCCGCTGGATATGTTCCTATGGTGAGTAGAAACTCATTGTATTTTGATAAGTCTACTGTAATTGTTTTAAACCCACCACAGTTTATATCTAGTCGTTGCCACTCCTTTGAAATTTCTAAACTGTTTCCATTGGAGCATACTACATCCCTTGCTCTAACTTTATTACCGAAAAAATCAATAAAACTCATAACTTTACTTCTAAATCAATTAATTTAAATAATGTTATCCAGTTGTTTTTGTATACCACAATGTCAATACAACATCATATCTTGTGTTTCCATTAGTATTTATATAAACATCTCCACCAGTAGTTACGAATAAATCAGTATTTACTGTACTATTCATACCACTAATTTTATCGCTTGCTCTCATAGAATATTCATACCTTATATTTCTATCAAAATTAGGAATGTTAGTAATTTTCTTAAAAGCATTGATCGTTCCTAAATTGTAAGATACCTGATAGATTTTGTGTCCATCTATCCAATATTCGCCCGTCCATTGTTCATTGGTTGAATATTTAAGATATACATCCTTTTTCCTGACAAAATTTCCAAAGAAATCTACGAAAGCCATTGGATATCACCCTTTAAATGCTTACTAACTAATCTAGAAGCACACCTTCTTTCCAAGGGCACAATATCTAATAGTAAATATTGCACCCCCCCCCGACGATTTTCGCTGTATTATGTTTCATTTTAAAATACCTCCTAATTAAAAATCATATGTTGATTGTAATCCAAACATATATTTTTGTGTTCCTGTTTCATCATAAATGTTTCCTTCCAACATTATGTTACTAGATTCAATTATCAGTCCTGATAATTTATCAGAATTGCCAATCCATCCTAATCCTATAAACGCTTTATCAGATTCAGTAGGAGCTTTGAATACTATTGATCTTTCTCCTATACTTGTCGAACGCGTAAAAGATCCTGTTTCATTCATACCAGTTATTGTTATTTTATCAGCTCTCATATCTATAGAATAATTTCTACCACTTCCGGTATTTTCTATTGATATGATCCCATCACTACGTATCTCATAAGAAGATGTAAATCCATCATAAGAAGTGCCCTGTGCTGAAATCTTATCTAAAGAAATATTTATTCCACCAATGGTTCCGCTTGTTGCAGTTAAGACACCTAATGAAGTAACAGAAAACTTATCATTAATCGATATCGAACCTGCAGTAATTGCGCCTAGGTTTGCCGATATAGCACTTAGCGAATCTGTTTTTAAATTTTCAACAGAAATATAATGAACAACCCATTTTGAACCGTCCCATCTTTTGATTGGATTGCCTGACGCAGTTTGCCACAACTGCCCTGTTACAGGATTAGACGGAGCTGTTGGGGAAACAGTAATAGCATCATTACCATCTTCCCCGTCATTTACTCTAATTAATGTAATAGAGCCTCTAGCTTTTACAGACATAATTTATCCTTCTAATTGGACGGTATAGTTACATCTTGAATCCACATCTCCAGCTTGGACTGTTAATGTTGATCCAGAAGCTGTAGAAGTAGTAGCTCCATCTTTATACCATTTGATTGTTCCTAGAGCTGCTAATGCCGAACCAGTTACTTCTGCACCTCCTTGGTAAACTCGGGCTGTTAATGTTGTAGCAATATCAGTATTTTTAAAGATTGTCCCATTCGATGATGAAATTACAATTACTAAAGCATCTTTTCCATTAGATCCATTTACTCCTTGTCTTGAAACAGAATAAGATGTTGTAGACTTCCCGTCACTGTAAGTTACCACTGTCTTTGTCCATAAATAAGCCCCTTGTCCTACTGTTGGAACTGTAGATGACCATGCACTTGTAGGTGCAGTTGTACCACTTGCACCAACTTGATAAGTGACTTCAGTCGATTTAATTGTAACTGATGTCCCGTTGCTTCCTCTAAATGCAATAGACCAACTAAATGTTTTATTAATTGTAATTTCCCCGATTTTTACAGGAATGATAACACTTCCACTTTTAGTTAAAGCGGATGTTGCTGTAATAGTTAAAGTAGGTACAGGTGTTTTCCCGTCGCTGACAATTGATAAACCTGTAGGACAAGTCACATCCCCAACTTCACAATTTACAACATTTTCTCCTTGTAAAGCTTGAACTTGACAAGTTGCTGTTTGTGTTCCATCAACAGCCGATGTAGTTCCTAAAAAAGTATGATTCTCATTCGTTAATACAACGGTAAAACCATCTGTTAAATCTATCAAATCAATTTGTGCACTTGCTTTAATTGCCATTTTATAATCTCCTTTTATCAATAATCAAAATCACAAGTAAATGTACTTTTAATGTATACATCCCTTGTTGTTATAGTCAAAATAAAGCCATTATCACTAATGCGTTCATCTGTTGATAACAGCTCTTTAAATTCATCTTCATTCATTCTTTTTACTTTCCAAATGATCCTTGCATTTTTACCAAAAATATTATACATATCATTTGAATTTTCAATTCTTTTATCTCCAACGATAATTGACACGGTAAAAGTTGTAGAGATATCGCTGTTTTTAAATGATGTCCCGTTTGAACTGCTGACATGTAATACAATTGCGTCTTTACCATCTCTTAAATTGATACAGGTAACCTCACAAGTTGCTTTTACACTATTATTGATATAGCCGTCAAAATAGTATGTCTTCTTATCTATAAAATCCGATGATTTGACTAGTAATTCCTTTTCTTTTGAAAGTATCTCTCCATCTTGTGCATACCATATAATTTCAAATTTTGAAGTGATATCAACTCCATTGTTCTTAATCAAAGCTGTTAGAATCGTTTGATCATCATCGTTTTTAAATAAGATACCATTGTTAGAAATAATATTTGCATCATAAATTTTATTTTGTGCTATTAGATCCTTCATCTCGTTTAACAATGAAGAATTAACTTGAGATTCAAGTTCCTCAAAATTATCAAATGTCGTTTTACAATTATCTTTATTTACAAAAGAAATTTGTTGCTCAGTAATACGGGCCTTTAAATACAAAGTTGGTTTGTATTCACTGTCTTCAATAACAAATGTATCCCCTATATCAGCATCAATATAGCCATCAACTGTATACGATACCTGAGGTATGCAGTTCTTTTTTAATTGTGCAAGAGCTTGGCCATATAATGTGTTTACATTATCCGTATCATAAGTCCATACTTTGCAAATATAACGACCGTTTATATCAGCCATCAATGTTGAAGGGAATCTGTCTCTTGCTTGAGGAGCTAGAATTTCAATAGTTCCTTTAGGGCTAGAATATTCTAAATTTCCATTTGCGTCAAATTCGCTTTTATCAAGATCCGCTAAAGTCAAATCATTATTGCCTGTTGGTCTAATAGCAGTGTATAACTCAGTAATATCACTTTTTTTCGATATTCCTTTTATATCATTTCCATATTTGATAGTACCTTGTTTTGTTTTATCGGAGCCAATCCCTTGATGATTGTCATCATGTTCTCTATAGACATTCATGACTATTCTTTTAAGTGAATAATCCTTATCCAATTCGGTTACAAATTCAAGCTCAGTATCAAATACATTTGCTAGAGAAAACAGTCTGGCAAGAATAGTATCCGTACCTTCCCATTCGTTTGTTATACGTTTGTCACTGACTTCATTTATTCCTATTTCAAAAGGCTTTTCAAAGTTGAATGCTGTAATATACTGCTCAAACGACATTGCACCAGACGCCTTATACGAACCTGTTTCTTCATTTGTTAATTCAAGAGATAAACCATATGCAGTAACTGTTGTATATATCTCATCTCTATCAACATCGACAATATTTAAATAATATCCTTTATCTTTATATAAAAACGATATTTTGTTTCCTACTGTCAAAAATTGAGCATCCTCATGATCAGTAAATGTTTTGAATGAATAAGTATATGCTGCACCTTTTAAATAAGTGTGTAACTCATCATCCCAATAGTGCATTGCTTTTTCAATTGAATTATCAAGAAAAGCGCATACTTCATCATATGCGCTCAAAACTGCAATTCTAATATATTCCATTTTCTACAACCACGCCTCTCTTATTCTGACTTTTATTGTTGGTTGAGTTTTTGTCCACTCACTAACGTAGAATTTGATCTTTGTTTTTCCTGGAGCTGCTTTGAAATATTGAGTACCTAATATCTCTTCACTTTGTTTTTGCATTCCATTGACGAAAAAATGTGATGTCTCACCATCAATAGAAAGAACCGAGTGTTTTGAATATCTGTTGGGTACATCGTTCCATTTATCAACATGCATTTTTTGGATATAGAAATTATCAAACCCTGCATAGTACATGAATTTGTTGCCATTTCTATCACCCCATTGTTTTATGGAAATTTGAACTTTTGCACATTTCATATTTTCAATTTCAGGAACTGTGTAAGTGTAATACTTTCCATAATAAAAAAAGGTTATTCTTGAACCTTCTTTACGTAAATCACAATGCCCCCAATCCCAATACCGGGGATTTTGAGATTGTAAATGCGAAGTTGTATAATTCCATGTTTTTAATACTTTTCCAGCCATGGCATCCGAAGATTTAACATCAGGATTATAGACAACAAAATCATATGAAGCTGTATTTCCTGCGGAGTCCGTTTTATACCAGTTACACCCTGCAATAAGTTTGTTATCCTCAGTTAAAAAACTGATAGACATTTCACCGGTTTGACCCATCAAGTTTGCATAAAACAAAAGATGAAAATATGAATACCAATTTTTACAGCCTGTATCTCCATTTGAATCTGCAGGTAAAATGAATGTTCTCATTCCGCCATTTGCTGAACCTTTTTTTGTCCCGACACTGCCAAATTTTAAAAAGGTCTTGCCATACCAATTATCGGTGGCAAGTGTTCCGCTTGTCCCGTACAATGGATGCATAGCATCTTTACCGGTAGTATCATCCTTTGTGTTTATAAAGTCATTCAAAGTGGCCAATGTTTCATTTTGTTGATAAACTGTTCCATCCACCTCATCAATTTTACCAAACTCCATAACACCATGTTCGGATACAATTCCTAAATATCCTGTTTCGGCATTGTTGGTTACTTCATAATCAATAGTAGCTGATTCAGTTCCGTTGTTTTGAACGTTGACAACCAATTCATCATCTTCAATAACACCTTCAAACTCTTTTAAAACAGTTGAATATTTGCAAGGATCAGCGCAATAGATTTCAAACTCACCGATAACGCTATTTTTCCCGGGTTCGATGTCCGTATTTCCTTCTTTTGTTCCAATAAAATATTTATCAGGTTCATCGTTGAAAATGATTTTAACTTGTTCTGCACTTAAAATTTGATTCATTCTATTGAATGCTTCTCTAAATTTTCTATCAGTATCACATATCAATTGAAATTTTACTATGATTGTACGAGATGGATATGTCTTATATTGATATTTAGAACCACTAATTCCATCAACAGAGGAACTTTTAATAGAAGCGGACAATAATTCACGTCCGCTCACATTTAATGTTCTATACCCTTCTATTTCATTTTCAAGATAAACTCCGTTATATGACATTGCTTCAGCTGGCAGAAATGTTTCTACAATATCATCTACATCTATGAATTCATAAGACATTATTTATCACCTCTCAATTTTTTTAGAAATTTTTCATCTTTTTTAGCATTTTCCTGATCGTACTTGTAAGTTTCTTTACTTAACGTTTTTCCATCCATTTCATTTGTAATTGTGAAATAGTATTCATTCTTGCTGTTATCTCCGCCGTTAGAATTAATATAGTCGTCATTGTAATCAACGTAATGTTCTACGCTTGCAACGCCCATATCTCCAGCAAACGAATATTGCATTCCTAGATTACTGATATCACCAACATACGATTGTACAGTATTGAATATTTTTTGAGCTTGATTTCCAATCAAACGAGTATAACCACCGATACCTTTAGCAACACCAGTATCAAGCATTCTACCTACCCATTTACCCCAACGGGATGGTGAATGAATTCCAAAGAATCCTAACACTTTATCTTTGAATGAGCCTAGAGTTTTTTTAGCTGCGTCCCATAATTGACCTGCGGCACTTGAAATTCCTTTTGCGATTCCTTTGATGACATTAACACCAACTTCCAACCAGTTTGTATCTTTAAATGTTGAGATAATCTTTTTAGCAACTTTGGCTACACCTGAAACAACATGAGGTATTGCTGAAATCAATCCTGAAACCAACTTCAAGATAATTTGAACACCTGCAGTCATGATTTGAGGGAGATTTGTAATAATTGCGCTTAAAATCGCTCCTATCAACTCAACTGTAGCATTGATTATTTGCGGTAAATTATTGATTAAACCATCAACTAATGTATTGATGATTTCTACCGCACCATTAAGGATTTTAGGAAGATTTCCACTGATTGTATCAATTAATGTTGTGATAATTTGGATTGTTCCTACGACTATTTGTGGTAGCATTTGAACGATACCAGTTGCAATATTTTGAAGTATTTGAACTCCCATTTGTATCATTGTAGGCAGTTTCGTTTGAATTGCTGTTGTAATATTGGTAATCATGCTTTGAATCCCTACTAATATTAAAGGCATATTATCTAGGATACCTTGTGTAATTGAAGTAAGCACTTGTAGTCCCATTCCTAATAACTGTGGAACTGCATTTAATATTGCGCCACCTAAAGTACCAACAATTAGCAATGCGCTTTTAACAATTGATTGAGCGTTAGCTGATATTCCTTGAATAATTGAATTTAATATCTTCATACCTGCATTTACAACAAGTGGTAATGTTTTGGCTATTCCGACTGATAAGTGAACTAGTAACTGTGCTCCTGAACTTGCTAACATAGGCATTTGACTAGTAATTCCTTTTACAAAATTACTAATCACTTTAGGTGCCTGTGTAACAACCGTGGCAATCATTTGATCAATTTGACTTCCAAATTGATTATTTACAATTCCTAAACCAGCAACAACTAATCCTAAAATAGCTGTAGGTCCTACTGATTTCATAGCAATTGCAAATACTTTAGTTAATCCTGTCGTCATTGTTGACATAGCTTTCATACCGACATCCGTTGATTTTTTTAATCCTTTGCCGATTCCTGAACCCATCTTCATGAATTTGTCAGGAATTCTTGAAGACACTTTATCGAATGCATCCCCTAGTTGTTGAGAGATTAATATTCCATTCATTTTTATTCCCAACAAATTTCCAAGTACCCTCTTTTTAACTGAGCTAGGCATTAATTTGCTCACGCTATCATTAAAAATCATTGATTTTATTTTCATTGTTTCGAGACCATCTGCAAATTGTTGAGTAGATTTACTTAACTTTCCAAATGAATCCGCACCATACAATCCATTGAATGCGCCTTTTAAAACGGTTATTTTTTCTCCTACAGCACCAATAGAAGCCTCGAGTCTAGCGGTTTTATTTGATAATAGGTCAAACCCTCCGCCTAAAGCTTTTATATAATCAACACTTCCAGTCGCTACAGTCAGTCCAGCTAAAATAGATCCTGTCTGCATAGCTAATCCCTTAAGGTTATCAAAATTTGCAACAGCCTGTACTAAACCTCCGTTAAACTTTTTAGTACCATCATCTAATAATGTGTAGCTTCCGAAAACTTTGTTTATTCCTTTTTTGACATCATCCAACATTTCTTGAATTTTAGGCAACCCTGAATTACTCAACATTGTATCGATAGCTGAAATCGTTCCTTCCATGCCGCTTTTAATAGCAGTTTGGATATTAGCAAACGATGTCTTAATTCCACCACTTGCTTCTAATGCCATTTCAGCAAAACCACCTGTTCTAGTAGAACATTCAATCAGGGCATCATTTAATTGATCAAATGTAATTTGCCCAGATTGTAACGAACTATATAATTCATTAGAAGAACCGCTTGCAATTCCAAGTTGCTTTGCTGTTTCACTTAATGCATAGCCCATTGTTTCTTGTAATGTTCTCCAAGACTGCATATCAACAGTCCCTTTTGAAAGCATCTGTATATACTGTTCCATACCTCTTGATGTATCTGAAACAGAAGCCGAACTAGCCAGAAAAGCATTGTTCAAAGCTAATGTTGTATCAGTAGACTTATCTAAATTACCTGTTAAAACAGTAAGTCTTTGTGACGTTTTGACGACATCATCTAAGGCTGTTGGTAAACCTTGAATTCCTTCTTTCAACTTAACTGTCGATTTATTCGCTTGTTGTGTACTATATCCGAGATTAGTTAATACTTTTGGATATTTTGTTAATGTATCATATCTATCAACTGCACCACTGACTGAGCTTGTCAGCATATTAGCACCTGCAGATAATGCTTTAAAAACACCTATACCACTAGCAATTTTCATAATGGAACTTGTGGCACTTTCACTTGCAGTTTTAATTCCTGCAAGACTGCTATTAGCTGTTTTCATAGTGCTTGTAAAGTTTGAATCAACAGCACTAAGTACGGCCTTTACACTATATGTTTCCAATAATTATCACTTCCCTTCTTGTACTTTTATTGCTTCTTGAATTCTTGAAATAAGAGAGGAAGTATCTTTTTTGTTATCCAACTGATTTTCGATTTTTTTACGATTAAAGAATTGATTAAATGTGCGATAAAAATATCTACCGCTTTTTTTCCTAGACTTAGCTTGTCGAATGGCCCACGCCAACAAGAAAATTTGTTCCTGTTGATCAACAAGCTTATATTTAGCACCTGACATCAAATACTTATATTCGTTAATCGTTAGGCGATTGATTTTATCAATATCATTGATATCTAAATATCGAAAACAGTTTTCTACTATTTTTTCATATGTTATTCTGTCACTTGATTTTGAGCCGCTTCCATTGCTTCCAATCTTTCTTGTTCTTTTTGATAATTTTCTAACAGTTTCTCTGCTTTCTTCTTTGTAGCATTCGACTTTTTTAGTTCTTCTAGCACATCATCAAAAAGAGAATCGATATTTGTTTCTTCATCATCGATATAGTTATCAAGCTGATCTTGAGTGATTCTTGGCTTTTCAGTCATATTTGCTACAAACAAGCAATCGGATAAAGTAACAGTATTCCCTGTCAATAAATTAGGAATCAATGTTTCCAATCCAATTCCAAATTGAATCCCATCTTGTTTGATTGATGATTTTCCGTCTAAATGTCTCACAAATCCAATCCCAAATTTAAAGTTGTATACTTTTTCATTAATAATTAATTCCATTTCTTTTTCTCCTTTAAATAAAATAAAAAACGAGTATTTCTACTCGCTTATTCTTCAGCTGTAACATCTTTGAAAACATATGATGCGATTTCTTCTTGCTCTTTTGTCAAAGATGCATAACCATCTGCACCATTGCCGTTTGCTCCAAATGTTAACGATACTTCCACATTGCCATCCGCACTTGAAGATGTTGAGCATTCTGTTAAAAATCCTTGATAATATTTAGCTTTATATTTTCCTTGATTAGTGCTTTCGCCTGGTTCGGCTAAATTTACTTCCCAGCATTCAACTAATTTATCACCTAGCATAGCTTTTTCTAATTTATCAATCATTTCGTCACCTTTTGTTAATAAAGATGTACTTGTAATTTCAATTTCAGCAGATCCAGGTGTACGAACATTTCCGTCTTTAGTGGCTGTTGAATCAGCATCTTTTGAAGCAGTTCTTTCATTTTCAGTAGTGAAAGCCAACGCTCCTGCAGATTTTGTTTTTGAATCTTCAGCAACTCTAAAGAGATAAACTAATTTCTTCCCTGAAACAGTTTCAGGAGAAGTACCTGAAAACATTTGTAAATCAATTTTTCTATTCACTTGTTTTTCCTCCTTGTATTTTTTTGGCTTTTGGTGAGGACTTGAACCCAAATTCAATAATGCAATGCATAAGTGGTGTTGATGTAGTAGTATCGGTCAAGATACGTTGATCTGCATTCCTTACATCCCACTTATAATTACTCGTATATTCAAGGCTTCTTGCCAGTTGCTTAATTGTATATGCCATTTTTGAGACAGTCCCTCTTTTTTTAGGTGTATCATTCCATATATGGATTGTCTGATAAACATCATTAAAGATTGCTGTCTTATTACCTAAATCATCAGTTTGTTGACTGTCGGCAATATAGATAAAAGGATATGGGGTATTTTCAGGAGGCATATATCCATCAAAAACCATATCCCTGTATATTTTTTTTAATTCCACTAAAAAGTAGCTGAATAATTCTTGTTGAGGATCCATAACACACCTCATTTCATTAATTTCTTCAAATCTCTTTTGAAGATTTCTTTTTGAATGTTGAAAGATGGCCTTACAAAGGGCTGGGCCGACATGAAACGTGTTCCATATTCAGGATAAGGTGAATAGTATGTTGTTGGTTCAACCGTTGCTGTTAAATTCAAATCAGTAAATGTACATCGAATACTTCTTTTTGTTGCGCCTGTCGAGTATCCTTTAACAAAAACTGCATTTCTTGTCATTAAAGTTTGCAATTCAGCACCATTCTTTTTTACAACTGTTCTGGCATCATCGAGAGTAGCATTTTTTTTGAGTTTAGCCTCCAATTCCTTGATGCCTGTAATCTTAATACTTCTACCCATTTTGTACCTCATGAACGATAAATGAATGTTTATTTCTAAGGGTTCTAGAATAATCCACTCGATAAATCTTATTATCAATTCTAATAGAATCGTAGGACTTATCATAATGGTTTTGAATATGAATCGTTTTACTTCCTTGCTTGATAGAACCATAAACAACTTGCATTGTTTCAGTCCTTGTATCCATGACAGATGCCATTACACAGGTTTCATCTACTGTATCCTCTCCATAATCTCCGGTAGTAGGATCATACTCACCTTGTGTAACTTTTTGGAAATAAACAGGAGTGTCATATCTCATAAGAATTTGACAACCCCTTTTACTTCGTTCTTTTTATTTTTCCATGCTTCTATGTCGTCCAAATACCCCTTGAAATCATTATCACTGAATGACATGGTTTCTCCTTCAACTGAATGACTTGTGACTCCTTCAGAACCAATCTTGTTGTATCTAACAATTGAAACTTCAGTAACGATATATTCTAATTCAGTTGGTACTTCTTCAACATCCAATAGTGTTTTTAAACGATTAGTAGTAAGACGAATAATCACATCTAATGTTTTGTTAGATTTTTCATCAAAAAAACCTAACAACGCAGTTACATCATCAATGATTGCCATAACTATTCACTTTTAGCTTTTTTAGTTGTTTTCTTAGGTATGTCTTTTTCATCTTCTACTTTGTCATTTCCTGCAACACTTTGTTTTTCATCTTCGATATAAGTAATAAGTGGTGTTTCTAGTTTATTTTTTGATGTTGCCAATTCAATGATACGTTCCCTAGATGGTTCAAAACCATCTCTAGGGTACATATCACCAGCATTGTAAATATGATCATCATCTGTTAAATCAACGAATCTTTTAATTGCAACATACATTAAGCAGCTTCTCCTGGAGTGATTGTTCCTTTGAATACGCCATCAACGTATTCAACAAAGAATTTAACACCACACATTAATAATGTTTCAATTGTTGCATTGTCTGTTTTAGAAGTGTGAACCATACCCACTAAACCTGTTGTATCACTTGTTAAGCCAAATGTATCAGCAACATCCCCATTGTTTGTTGGAATATAAGCACCCGCAATGTTTTCTTTGGCAGTACCATATACTGTACCTTTTTCTAATTCAGGTGAAACGATGACATCACCTAAACCTAAGAAATTCTTTAAGTATGTGAATCCATAAGCGGTTTGTAAAGTGATTTCTTTTGAACCTAAATATTCAGCAATATCATCTGTAGATACAAAATAAATAGGTGTAACTGTTTCATCTTTATAATGTTTAACTAATTCTCCCCACACTGCAGATAAGGCAGATTGTAAAGTTTTACCGGTAGCAGTACCAGTACCTTCTTTTAATGTAGAATAGAAAGTCTTTTTGATTTGTCCTTGAATGACACCGACCATTTTTTCATCAGTTTGGTTAATTGCAATATTTCTACCTGAACGTTGGATTGCTTCTGCAGTAGTTGATTTACGATATTTTTCTAATATTAAATCAATATCTTTAACTTTCTTTCTAGTTACTTTAGTTAAACCGATTGTTTCACCTTCTCCAACTTGAGGAGCAACTGTACCAACCTCCATTTTATAGATTTTGATTGTTGTTCCTGAAGACATTGGTGTTAATTCAGTAACCCCTAATAAATCTTGTAATTCATTAATATTTGAACTGATTCTAGAAGTATAATCAATCGAAATACCTGGTTCTAAATCAGCTGTTACTGTTGTACCTGTTGGTGCAGCAAATAATTGCAAATTAAATTGTTTTCTCATATATTTTTCTCCTTTTTATCTAAATAATTCAGGATGTTCAGCCATTGCCTTTTGACGTTCAGATCTATTTTTGATTTTTAAGATATCTTCTTTTGTCAATTCTTTTGAACCATCCTTTAAGCGAGGAGTTTTTCCTCTTAAAGCTTCAGCTAC